GCCACCGCTCAGATCAACGCCGCCGGTTAGACAGGTTGCAACCAGCCCGCTTGTATCATGCCCGGAACGTGCGAACCCCGCACCCAAGTAAGTTCCCCCGCCCGAGCGCCCAGTACAGCAACAGTCGCCCTAACGTGCTGTGTGTCGCCAACGTCATCACCAAGGATCGACGGGTTCGCTTCAGTAGCAGCTTTGCCCTGATTGCATGAACAGGCCATCAGTCAGACAGATTCCAAGAAGTCATCACCGACGAGGGCGCTTCAACCGTCATCGTGTCAGGCTGGGCAGGCGTGGCGGCGGTTTCTTCTGAACCCTCAACCTCTACTTGAGGGTTAGGGTCGGAAGTCTCAACCTCTGGTTCAGGCTTCTTGCGGACCGCACGTTTCTTAGGAGCAGGCGCAGCCTCAACCGGAGCAGCTTCCACAGGCGCTTCAGTGGCCCACACAGGCGTTGTATCACCCGGCACGGCAACAGGAACAAGCATCCCCGACTTCACCCGCTGGGCGACCACCGGGTCCGCAGGGTCAAGGTCTTGGACTGTGCCGAACGGGTGCTTGGGGAGACTGAACAGTGCTTTATAAAGAGTCATGTTGCGTCCTAGAGGATGATGTTGACGAGGTTGCCGTTGATTGTTTGCACGCCCGGTGTGAGCGTAGCCACATATGCTACCGCAGCGGGGTCAATGTAAACGAGTTGAGCGCAGATCGTGTCGCAGTCTGCTTCTGACCAGCCGACACCCATAATCCATTCTCGGGTTGACCACTCAGGGTACGTCAAGAAAGCCATCTGATCTCCAACCGTCAACTCCACAGGTTTGATCGGAGCAAGAATGTCAGGGTCTAAGCCGAGCGATTCTATCGCCGCTCTCTGAGCAAGATACTCAGGTGTCGGCAGCAACGCAGGATCAGGTTCGTTGACATACTTTTGTACCGCCGCCAACAGATCGGTTGGTTCACCCCAAACACCAATCATACCGTTTATCCGAGTTGTGATTCTGTCTGCAAAGAATGCGACAACACCTGAAATGGTTTCAGGCAACGGTCCCCATCCCTGCGACTCTGGAACTTCAGGTGTGGTGTCAGTCATTAGTTCATCTCCATTGCCGCTCATATCAAAGTCATTTGTGTGTAACCAAAGTCTAGGAGTGAGGTGTAACTTGCGCGCCACGGAAGATCAGGTCCAAAGCCGCTGTTGAAAAGTGAAGCAAAGCCTGTCACAGCATTGACTCGGAAAGTTGCTCTTACAGTCTCGAAGGGTTGAAGTATCACATAGTGGCCGAATGTTCCCATTTCTTTGATGTTGGCAACAAGGCCGTAACCACCACCCTCTATAGCAACCCCCGGAAAAGCAGAAGGCGTGATCCATCCTGAACCAAAGCCGGACGCGCCGCCATAAGGCGAGGCGTAAGGATAAAAAGGTTGACCGACATCGTTTGTCGCATCAACAGGATCGGTAGCAAACGGAACATCCACAATCGTGCAGCCAAACAACGGGGACCACGCTCCCGGAGGACCAAGCGACGGATATATGTCATAGAAACCCTGAGCGTTGAACTCACACCACGGGGATTGCAGAGTCACATAGTGTTGAATCCTTGGGAACTTGAAAACTATCTCAACGCGACGAGCAATCGGAGAAAGATTCTGCATGATACAGATGCCCGTATTCAAGTCTATTATCGACCGGCTTATTCGTTGCCCCAAGGTAGCGTAAGCCTCGCTCCAATAAACACAGTGACGGTCTTGACCAAAAGGCCCGTTTTGGAATTGAAACCACGGTGGTTGCAGAGGTACTATCGTTTGTGACACTGCCGTTATGTTGTGATTAGTACAGGACTCAGGACGCGCCCACACCTTGCACTCCGCAGCATCCCAATACAGTCCGTTGCCGCTAGGTGACGGATTGTCAATGTCGAAGAATGGTGGACCCCAAAACGTCCTCGGAGGGACCATCGTTGAGATACCCGGTTCGACCCAAAACTTGTTCGTCGCAGAATCCCAATGCAAACCGTTATTGAGGTCAACATCACCACACGCAAACGGCCACGCCGCTGTTGGTACACCACACTGAGCCATTCAGAATCCTCTCAAGGGAGCGTCGCAAGATAAGTAACCGTCGCCGCTTGCGCAGCACCAAAGTTGGCGGCGGTAGTAATGGCTGTCACCCATGTCTTGAAGTCAGCACCGCCAGCAACCAGACCAGACGCGCCACATTCCAAAATGTTTCCAGCTACAGCAGCAATCACAGGAGTAGCGAGAAGCGGATCGCCAACGGTTCCGTCGCCGCTCAGAAGAATGCAGTTAGTGTCACCAACCCCGGCAACAGGAATGTTTGACCCATCAACAAACAGGCCCGCGATACCGCACTCCAAAATGTTGTCTAGATCAGGGTCGATAACAGGGCTAATCAGCAGCGGGTCCAAAACGGTTCCCGTGCCAGAAACTTCAATGCAGGAAGTGTCATCAACGGTAGGGGGTGCTGCGTATAAACCAGTCTCGTTGCAGACAAGCAGGTTGCTACTCGCAGGGTCAACAAGTACCCCAACCGTGAACGGCGCACCCGGCGAACCATCACCCGACACGCCGATGCACCCACTACCAGAAACAGTACATACGCAAGCAGAAGAACAACCACAACGAGCCATAGCAGAATCCTAACCTACTGACTACCAATAATCGGTCCGTACACCCCAGTGGGAACGTACAAGTATTTGAGGTCGATGCCGACCTGAGCGAGAATCCAACCCCTGTCAGGAGGCAACGCTCCGGGCTGTTCCAGCGCACGAACACGCGCTTCAAGAGTTTCGATCCGGTGACCTAGATTGCGTTCATCATCACGAAAAGACATCAGGTGCCAACCGTTCCAAGAGGTTGCAAGTCGATAGACACACTACCATCAAACCCGACTTTTACAGACTTCAACCGGAAGTCCGCTACGACCTGACGGCATGAAGCGGAGCTATCAACTCGCACCCTGATCCCCGGTATCAACTCCGGCAACGTGATCGGCGCTGTTGGTTTCAGGCCACCGCCCGTTCCCGCTTCGATATAAAGCTGATCTTGCAGCAACGCTAGGCGCGTGTTTGCCGCCGACTGCGCAGACGCAGCATCTTCAATCTCTGTCTCGCTGAAGGTTCGCACGAGAAGGCCGTAGAAGTCCGTATAAGGCGTGGTAGAAGTCGCGATGCCCGTAACGCCTTTACCAAGAACGATCACCTGTGTGGCCTGATCGTTGCCCCTAGCGCTTACCGTGGGTGGCTGAACCCAAAACTCGTCAGTCAGCACAACGTATGGATCGGCGGGTACTTGCTCGCCGCCGCAAAGAATTGTCCGCCCGTATGCCGAGTAGTCAATTCCTGTTTTAGCTAGTTCAGATAAAAGATCAGAAGCATACTTGTAATCTGTTTGTAAATAGGTTCGTGAGCCGAGAATGCCTGTCGGGGTCGTCGTGATACTGAAGTTCGCAACCGGATCAGTAGACATCGCAGAAGTAGCAACAGACTCAAAGATCGTCGCAAGGTCCACGTTCACAAAGTTCAGATTCGTAGGCAGCACACGCCGATCCCACCAAGCAGTAAGATCCGCAGCAGTCACTTTCACAGTCCCGTAACCAAACTGAACGCCCGTCACTGGGCCGCACCACGCATCCCGCCCGTCGCGGTAAACGATGATCTCGGTGTTCCACGGGTACACCTCATCCCAATTATCGCAGCAGGATTCTCCGAGAAGGCCGGAAGTAACGCCGGTCATCTCTAGCGTTGAAGTTGCGTCAACGTCACGAGTGAAGGAACCTGATACGGGGTTGAGTTCAGCAATCACACTTCCACCGCCTCGGGTGAGGAGGAGGATTTGTAGGTCGTCGCCTACGCCGAGGACGGCACCGGGCAGGCAGGTCGGGGTGAGAACAGATTGAAACGGTGGGATCAACGCGCCCGCAACAACTTGTCCTGCGTAAGCTTCAGGTGGAGTAGGTGGCTCCAAGTCACTGAACATCGCCGTCAGCAGCACATGGACTTCTTCAACCGTAGGTATCGTGGCCGAGGTGACAACAACATCACCGGGAGCCAAAGCACTGTCGTTTGTCCAAGCATCACCAAATGGTGGAGGTGCTGAAGGAGTGAAGGTTGTCGCAGTGCTTGAAATTGCAGCCGTGACAAGCGGGCTGACGGTCGTTGCAGTAACCCACGGTGGAACCGCATCAGCCGAAAACGTCGCCGCTCCTGCCGCCCAGTAGCCGCCGGGGTCCATCGGCAAGATCATCGTTGTGGTTGTTTCCAAGTACATGCCACCGGGAACAACCGTTGCTGTTGTCACAAAGTTTGCGCCGGAGAAAGACCACGACAGAGGGTTGGCTTCAGGTGCGTAGAAAGCGTACAAGTTGTTATCGCAAGAACCCGCATCACCGGACTTGCCAAACTCGACAACCTTGTCAAACTGATTCGGAACAGAACCCGTGAAAGTCTCATACGGTTGAATGCGAACAAGCCCGTCAATGAGTTGTGTGTTGCCAAGAGAATCTTCAAGCAAACAAGAAACGGACTCGCAACCGGGACTCGTAGACGGGCCACAAGTGTAAGCCTGTGGTAACGCATCAAACACGACGAGCGGGTCGGGAGAAAATCCTGTTCCCGAGTAAGTCCACTGAACAATCGGATTCGTTGACGAGTAAACCAAACCTGTTACTTGTACGACAGCGCCGGGATAACCAACCTCTTGATAACTAGCCGACAGTGCGGAGTAGTCAACTTGAATCTGACCGCTGATCGGCATGAGGTCAGCCGCCCGATGCGAGGAACTTGCCTGCCGCACCAATCGTCACCCACGCACTATCAGACACCCGTGCGTCAACCGAGATGATGAAACAGAGACTCGCGCACTGCGGCAGATCAAACCACTGAAACCCTGCAAACCCTGCCGAGCCAACAATGCCTTGACCCGAGATGTATCCACCGCCTGCGAGTTGCAGCGAAACGATACGCGTGCGCGAGTCAATCGTGAGCGTCGAACCGGATGGGAGTTGCGAAACGGTTAGTTCCTGACAAGGCTCAATACATTGCCAAATCGGGTCATCCGCAATGATTCCGCATGGGCAAGGCACACCAAGTTCAGCGCGAGGGTTTTCGTAAGCCGAGATTTTCAGATTACGCAGATCGGTAGCACCTGCAAAAATCTGGATGAAAGAAGTCGCAGTATTCCAGTCAGCAATGTTTGTGTAGGACGCGCATATCTGTTTCGTTACCCACGGTTCGCAGAAGCAATCGTCATCAGGGATAAACGGAAGCGGCGGCGCGATACGCACTGGGCCGCAGTCGGGAATGAAGCCGGATGGTATGACCTCCGGGCAGTCAGTGCAATCCATAAAGCACTTCTCGTACTCTGTCGCGCCGAACGGTTCCTCAAACACAGGGAACGTCAGATCGGAGAAGATGAACGGCAACTCGGATGCAATCGTGAACTGAACCTTCAACGTCGTATAACCGCACTGATCGCAGCAAGTGCCAAACTTGTCCACGACCTTGGGACCGTCAACCAGCCCGGTACGGTGCAGCAGACGACCGTAGTCAATCGGGTCTGCGTCTTCTGGCGGGCAGCACTTCAACATGAAGAAGTCGCCTATCGCGCAGTCGTCGCATCCGGTTGAACCGATGAGCGCCTCGTTCAACCAGTGCAGTCCGT